AAGCAAACCGAAAAGATAAATCAAACCGAAACCTTGGGCGCAATTTTGGGAACCTTTATTCATTCAGGAATGGAAAAGGCTATGCAACGCCTAGACCCATTTGGTGACAACTTCCTAATTGAGATAGAACTCAATCATCCTGAAATCAAGGGTCATTGCGACCTGTTCATAAAAGATTTGGGCATGGTTGTTGATTTCAAAACCAAGACAAAAAGCAGTATGCGTTACTTGGGTAAGGACCAGGAACAATGGCAAATACAGGTGTATGGCTGGTTGCTTGAACAACAGGGCTATGAAGTGAGAAGCGTAGCCCTCGTTGGAATTCCCCGTGATGGCAAGATGACCGACATCAAAATTTGGCAAGATACCTACAAGCCCGAAGTTGCAGAAGAAGCGTTGCAATGGTTACGCAATCTAAAGCAATGGGCGGCAACCGATGATGCTCCCCCACAACCACAACTTGCTGTGTCATTTTGTAAGGACTATTGCCCCTACTTTGATGCCAGCGGGGTGATTGGATGCCCCAGTACGAGCAAGTAAATTGGGAACAAGCGGCTTGTCGTGATTCTGTTTATACCGACATTTTTTACAATGTTGAAGAAGAAAGAAGCATTGTTGCTTACGAATACATCAATGCTTTGCGCACGATTTGTTTGGCTTGCCCGATTTGGAAAACTTGTTTGACTTATGCAATGGAGCATGAGGATTACGGTGTGTGGGGCGGAATGACGAGCGTTGAGCGTTATTCATTCCGTAACCCGCGCAAGTATCCGAATCAACAAAGGCGCGCAATTTTCGCTTTTGAAGAAGCAGGTATAAGTTATGAAGAAATAATGGATTGTGTTACGGTTAGAGAAGTGCGGTGATGGTGTAATGGCAACACAGGAAACTTTCCAGTTTTCAGATGGCGGTTCAATTCCGACCTCTCCGCTCCAATTTAGTGAGATAAGTTATGTAGAGGCGTATAATTTAGTTTCTCGTTATCATTATCTTGGAAATAAAAGATTTATTGGACAGTATTGTTTTGGCGCAATACAAGCATGGAATATTGTTGGAGCAGTAGTTTATTCACCGTTGTCTGTTCCAAATTCAGCAACAAGCGCTTTTGGTTTGCCTCGTGGTAATTATCCTGAATTCTTAGAAATGTCACGATTATGTTTAGAACCAACATTCAATGGAAAAAATTTTGGTTCACAATTAGTAGGTTATTCATTAAGACAATTACGCAAACGAGGCGTAAAAGCGGTGATAAGTTACGCCGATTCATCAAGACATATAGGTGCAATTTATCAAGCGTGTAATTTTACTTATCATGGATTGTCACCACAAAAAAATGATTTTTATTTTGCCGATGGTCGCAAATTGTCTAGAGGTAGGGCGAAAGGATTTGATGGGCAATGGATACCGCGTCCGCGAAAACATCGTTATGTATATTTATTAGATAAATCTATACAAATAGTGTGGGAAAAAGAAGATTACCCAAAGGAGGCAAAATGAGTATTAGATTGATGTCGGATGTTTGGCGCACCGATTTGCCGACTGTGGAAAAAATGGTGTTGCTTGTAATTGCGGACCACGCCAATGATGAGGGTACGCAAGCCTATCCGTCACAAGCGACTATGGCGGCAAAAGCATCAATCTCTATACGGACTGTTCAGCGCGCTGTGAACAACCTTGTGGGGCAGGGTTATATCAAGATGTTCAAGGGCGCTGGCGGTTCCCCCGATTGTCGTGAAGATAGACGACCACATTTGTATCAAATTAATGTAGGCAAATTACGGGGCGACAGTATGACGGGGCGACAGAGTGACGCTAACGGGGCGACATTGACGACATCTACGGGGCGACAATCACGCCCTATGAACCATCCTTTAGAACCATCCATAGAACCATCACATCAAACTTCATTTGATGAATTTTGGAAGGTGTATCCAAGAAAGGTTGGCAAGCAAGCCGCTATCAAAGCATTTGCTAAAGCAATTAAGAATAACGAGCCAAATGTAATTATTGAGGGTGCTTTGAGATACGCCAATGACCCTAACCGTGTTGATGCTTTTACTGCTCACCCGACATCGTGGTTAAACGCGGGGCGTTGGAATGACGACCCATTGCCTGAGCGAATCAAGACAGCCGATGAAAAGCGCGCAGAGGAACAGGCAAAGATTGAGGAGCGCCGCCGCCGCGATATTGAAGAAAGATTACGGTGGGAACGAGAACTTGAAGAACAAAAGAAAAAGGCTGTGCCGATGCCTGACAACATAAAGGTGCTTCTGCGTGGGAAAATTTAGCGATTGGGATATTGACCTTGCAGAAGGTCAATACTCCGAAGAACTTGTGCGCCGCCTGTTTGATGGCAGAAACAAGATTGAGGTGAAGCGTGACCTACGATGGCGCGAAACAGGAAACCTTTACATAGAAACAGAACAGTTCTCCACCTACTACGACAAATGGATTCCTAGCGGTATCTCAATAAGCAAGGCTGACTTTTGGGCATTTCAGTTAGACACTCTGATTTTGTTTGTTGCTATAGATAAATTACGGGAAGCGGTCTTTGAAGAAAACAGACCCATACAAATGAAGCGACAACCACCCACAAAAGGTTACTTAGTCAAAGTATCCACCGTAATTAAAAAGTGTTACACTAATCCGTAACCGTTACGATTGGAGTAATAGTGACACTCAAAACAGTTACACCCGAAAAGGTTATGTGCGGTGATGAAATCATTGTGAATAACCATGTGGGTAAAGTTAAATACATTGATGGTCCTGACAACATTGGAACCTATGACATTCATGTTGTAGATAAATCAGGAAAAGAACACATTGAAATTGTGACAGGAGTAGTTACACTTTCTTTGTGATAAATTTTTTTGTTGATGGCTTGCCTGTGCCACAAGGCTCAATGAAAGTCATCAACGGCAGAGTCATTCATAACAAAGGCTCTGAACTCGCCGCATGGCGTAGTGCGATTGCGCTGACTGCACGACAAAAAGGCGCTCGCCCATTAACCGACCCTATGTATATCCATATCAAGTTTTATTTGCCGCGACCAAAGACGGTAAAGCGCCTACATCCCTCTGTTGCCCCTGACCTAGATAAACTGATTAGGGCGGTCCTAGACGGGCTAACAGCCATCGCCTATGTAGATGACGGGCAGGTGGTATCAATCGTGGCTGAGAAAGCCTATGGTGAGCGAATAGGGGCAGATGTGAGCATAGGTCCACGCGTACCCGAACAAATGTTCTAATAAAAATTTTGCCACAAATGTTGGTAAATGTCCTAGGGATGTATTACGCTTAGGTCATCGGGTCAGACAGACCCCTAGACATGGAGGCAAAATAGTGAGAACGCAAGAAAAACTTACCGCAGAGCAATACCGCGCATTGGCTGACCAAGCACATCAACGCCGCATTGAATCTTTTGAGCGTTGCGATACAGATGGTTTTCTTTCGCAATTTGCACTTGATATTCGCGTGAATGAATACATGAAGTGGGCAGAGTTAGCCGAAAATGATTTTCAAGATACATTTGAAACTTTGGCAGATATGGATGGCAACCTTGTTCCATGTCGTTTTATCAAAACGCAGTTTGGTTATGCGTATGGCGTGTATGCGACATTTCAAGATGCTCACGATTGCGGAAAAATTATCAAATGGGTAGGCACAGGTGTGCGTGCCGCAAAAAATAAAGGTTACAAAATTGTTGTTGTAAGCACAGAAGCAAAAGTTGTTTTTGCAGGTGGATACACCGCAAGCGTGCATACTGAACCTGTCAATCCTGTTTTTACTAACGAAAATTGCACGATTATTCAGGAGGCAAAATAGTGGAACACACAGCGCCAACAACAATCACAAAAACAACAATGAATCTCAAGCCTGGCGACTTGATTCTTGTAGGCAATGCATTTGATGGTTTTGACATCAAAAGAGTGGTCAAAGTACGACCATCTGATTACAACAAGCGCATGGCGCTATTGACTGTGCGTTTTGGTCATGGCGGGCAATGCGAAACAGTAGAAGGAAAGAATACGCGCTGGTCAATCGTAGATGGACAGAACTAATGGCGCGTTGTGGAGTTTGCGGGGGCAAAATAGGCAGGACCCTCGTTAAGCATGGAGAAATCTGCCTAGACGATAAACCAACCCAGGAGGCAAAATAAATGACAACCCCAATAGATAAATGCATGATGTGTTATGGCAAGGGCTATATCACTTACAACGATGATGACGGATGCGATGTAGTTCCTTGTGATTGCACCGTTCCAATAGAGGTCAAACGATGAAGTTCAAAATTGAACTGGAAGTTGATTACAACAACTTTGCTATACCTGAAGGCAAAAGCAAGTCCATGGTCAATGGGATGCAACGCGAGCAAACACAATGGGCTGTAGAAGATGCGCTAAAGATTGCGGGGTTCAATCCTGTAACGCTGGCAATTTACAAGGTGCGCAATGGCTGAGTTGTTTGATGACCGACCAAGGTGCATTTGGTGTGGCTCTTTTGGTGGCTACGCCAACAGGCTTACAATTCACATGGCAGAAAATGGTTTGGACAGCATGATTGCAGAGTGCGATTGGTGTTGGTCCAACGACTACTACAGAAGGAAGGCGGCAAATGGCAAAGGCAACTAGAACATGGAGGCTGACACGCAGAGGGCGATTGGTTGTAACTATTGCAATCTTGCTCTTTGTGTCCTGGCTTATGCAAATAACAACTCCTAGTGAGTGCAAAGTGCCGATTGGCGAGATGTCACAGTTCTGCATAGATTTCTTATATCCATGAAAGGCACAAAAATAATGGAAAAAACTTTGACAATAAAAACAACAGAAATCACATGGAGGCAAAAAATGTACGAGGAAACTATCTACACCGTAGTAGTTATTACCGATGGGCGCAAGGAATGGGCGCAGAATTATGACAACGCCCTGGATGCAGTTAATTCATATAACCGCTTTATTGACCACGGTACTTGCGTCAATGAGCGTGTTATTAGCCTGGTAGAACCAAGCGGAAAATTCCACAGCAAGATATTCCTCAATCCTGCGGGGCTGGCGATACACTAAGACAGTCCAAATACCAACCTGAAAGGGGTAATAAATGGACCACAAAGTAAATCGTTGTAATCAATGCGGTTATTGGAAGATGGTTGATGCCGCTTGCTCTGTATGTGCAAAGGAGCGAAAGGTCTAGGCGCTGAATCGCCTAACTCATGTCCTTTTAGTAGCCGCTTTGACGGTTGGACTGAGTTTTGCCACCCA